GTCGATGTGGTCGATCATCTTGGGAACCGGCTTTCCATAGACCATCGCCCAAGCGACGCGATGTGCCTTATAGAAAATCCCAGAGAAGCGGAGATTCCAGTAGTTGCTGCGATCTCTAGTGGGGCTTCCTGCGATCTTCCCGGCCCAAATGTTGTTCCACCGTGTATGGGTCCGTTGGTCCGGAAAGTGATGGCGAGGCCTTGTGCGCCATGTGAAGATACCGGTGTCCGGGTTGTAATCCACGCACTCGCGAATGAACGCGACTTCGGGCAACTTCTTGACAGCCATGACGATCCTCCGGTGGGTCGTGTGGTTAGAGGCGACGCCGGTGCTTCCAACACCGCGTCGCTTCGTTTGTAGCACAGGAGGCGAAAATTACAGTACTTGCTGGGACGATTCGCGCATCATCCACCGGCAATCCGGATTGGAAAAACTGCGACGGCGGGACGGTCTACGTGGCCGAGAACAAGGTCAGCGGCGTCACCGTGCTCCCGCGCGCCGCTCCCGTGCCAGGGTTCGGCGATCACCGCGACTGGCGCCGACGCGTCGGCACCAAGTATGGCTGGACCGGACTCGGCCCGAATGGCTTTCGCTTCCGCCTGCCGGTCGCGGCGGATGGGAATTATGTGAAGACGAATGATGATACAGCGGACACTTGATCATGCCTGATTGGCAGTCTCTCACTATCCCAGAACCTAACAGCGGGTGCCTGCTGTGGGAGGGTTCTGTCACGCGTGGCTATCCCCGTCTCGGCAATGCCCAGGTGCGGCATCTCGTGTGGGAAGCGACGAATGGGCCACTGCCTGACGGTATGATTATCAGCCCACAGTGTGACAATCGATTCTGTGTCAGTGCTGATCATCTGTTCTCGCGGCTGAAGAGGACGACCAGCGACAACTGGCAGGACCACGCCATCCCCGAGCCGATGAGCGGATGCTGGCTGTGGGAAGGCATGATCGACGGTCGCGGCTACGGCAAGTATGTTGTGGCCGATAGGCACCGGCAGGCCCACCGGGTGGCGTGGGAGGCAACTAATGGCCCAGTGCCGGCGGGGCTTGTCGTCTGTCATCACTGCGACAACCGGCTGTGTGTGAACCCTGATCATCTGTTCGCCGGCACGCAGGCTGAGAACAATCTGGATCGCGATCGGAAGGGGCGAAACGGACAACTCAACAAGACGCACTGTCGGCGCGGTCACGCATACACGCCAGAGAACACATATCTGCAGCATAGGGCGGGCGGGATCAGTCGGTCGTGCAAGCAATGCACGCTGGATAGCAATGCCAAGATCAAAGCGCGTCAGCAGGCAGAAAGGGTAAGCCGCAATGCCTGATACCTACACCGAGAACCTGCAATTGGTCTTGCCGGAGGTGGGAGCCTCGCGCGACTCGTGGGGCGCTAAATTGTCCAGCAATTTCAGTGTGTTGGACGAGTTCGTATCCATGGCAATGCCGCTCGGCTCGCTGCTCGACTACGCCGGGCCAACCCCACCGCCCGGCTGGCTGATCGCGGACGGCCGCGCCGTATCCAGAACCACCTACAGCGAGCTATTCCAGGTTCTGGCCACCTACTGGGGCGCAGGCGACGGCTCGACCACGTTTAACCTGCCGAACTTCGGCGGACGCGTGGCGGTCGGGGCCGGCGCCATCACGGACGAGAACGGCACTGGCGGTAATTATTTATTTGCGTCCCGCTTGGGTGGCCAGTTGCGCGGCATATTCCAGTATAACTTGCCGATCGTTAATCTCACGGTCAGCAGTCAGGGGGCGCACAACCACGCCGGCGCCACGGCAAATGGCGGCGCACACATCCACACCACCGATGTGCAGGGTTCGCACAACCACGACACAGGCGGGACCGGGTTCGGTACGACCCTGAACGGTCAGCATTCACACAGCGGATGGACTGACGCGCAGGGCGCGCATGATCACCGCGTCAGCTTGTGGGGCATGTCTGCCGGCACGTCGGGGGGCGGTTATGGCGTCATGAGCGACCTGTTCGGCGGCGCCCTCTATACCACCGATATCGCTCCTGCCCATACCCACGCGATTGGCACTTACGACACTGGCACAGCACACGCGCATTATATCTACTGGGGCGGTCAGCACGCGCACAACGTCAACGTGTCGGTCGAACATGCCCACGCCATCAATACCGATGGGGCGCATACGCACACAGTTGCACTGGGCGGCGGCAACCAGCCGCTGGATATCAGGCAACCACTCGCTGTCGTCACCAAGATTATCTATGCTGGCGCACAGGCCGCGCCGGCCGCACAGACCGCTGCGGTGCCACTGGTGCGCCGGCTGATGTCGGCGCCAATGCGCGGGACGCACTGACATGCCCCGCCTCACCCAAGCCCCGCCACCTGGCGTCGTGCGGAATGCGACGCCGGAAGCCACTGTCGGGCGCTGGTGGGACTGCAACAACATCCGGTTTCGCGGCGGGCAGATCCAGCCGATCGGCGGCAACGTGAATATCATCGGCACCGGCATCGAGGGGCCGATACGCGACCTGCTGACGTGGCACGACAATGCCGGCGTCAGGTGGGCAGCGTTCGGCGGCGACACCGGCCTTTATGCGTTCCGGTTTGATACCGATCAGATATACATCCTCACCCCTGCCGGTGTCGGGCCGCTCGATCCGCCGGGCGCGCTGAACGGCTACGGGTTGGGCGATTACGGCGAGGATGCCTACGGCACCGCACGCGACCCGGACGATGTCGGCCCGCAGGACATATCGGCCACGATGGGCGATCGCTGGAGCATGGATACGTTCGGCGAGCGCCTGCTGGTCGTGCCAACCCAGGACGGCCACCTATTTGAGTGGTCACCCAGCACGCCCCTCACGCGCGCGACGCTCGTGCCTAATGCGCCGGATCAGAACAGGGGCGTGATCGTCACCGACCAGCGCCACGTGGTGCTTTACGGGGCCGGCGGCGACCCCAGGCGCATCGCCTGGAGCGACCAGGAGGACTACACGGTCTGGGCGCCAACCGCGGTCAACATGGCGGGCGACAAGCTGCTCGCGACGCAGAGCTACGCCATGACCGCGATTAAGATCGCCGACAGCATCCTGCTGTTCACCGGCAACGACGTTCACAAGATGACCTACGTGGGGCCGCCCTACGCGTACGGAATTGTCGAGATAGCATCTGGCTGCGGGCCGATCTCGCCGCGCTCTGTGGTGCGGATTGGCGCCAATGTCGCATGGCCTGGCCTGCAGACCTTCTGGGGCTATTCCGGCGCCGTGCAGCCCCTGAAGTGTGACGTCGATGACTGGTTCTTTAGCCTCGTGAACCGGCAGATGGTGGGGCGCGTCTTTGGTAGTCCCAACCCGGCATTCTCGGAACTCTGGTGGGACTGGCCGGATGAGGGCTCGAACGAGTGCAATCGTTACATCGCGGTGAACTATGCCGATCCAAACCGGCCATGGACGATCGGAGTGCGGGAACGCACGGCGGCTGATGGCACCGGAGTGATGGACAACCCGATCCTTGCCGGCCCCATAACCCCTACGGCTGGGGCGCTGTTTTTGCATGAATACAGCTACCTGGATGACGGTCTACCACGCGCCCCGACAGGTGCAGTTTACGCTGAGTCTGGCAACATCGTGCTCGCAGAAGGAGATCACCGTTTTCACGTCAGACAAGTGGTTATGGATGATGTGACGCCCAGCGGCCTTGGCGTTCGATTCCTGACCCGTGAGCAGCCAAACGGTCCTGAGCACGACACGGGACTCTATACTGTGGTTCATGATGGGTTAATGGATGTCCGGTTTAGTGGTCGACACATCCGTATGCGGATAGAGGCGCTGGCGGACGAACCGTTCGCGGTCGGTCGGCCTCGGCTCAGTATCAGGAAGGGAGGGCGTCGATGACCGTTCGCCCGCTCAGCCGACCGCCCGCGCCGTTCCAGGCGCCGACTTCCGGCAGCATCGACGAGCGGTTGGCGATCATCGCCGCCGAGATCAACCGCAAGGCCAACGCCGGACTGGCGGGTCCTGCGTACCATTTCGTCGGGCTGATCTCGCCTGACGGCACGTCGTGGCGCGTGTCGATCACCGATGCCGGGACGATTGTCACAGAGGCGG